TTACAAGAAATAAAATATCGGGTTCGTCCATTATTTTTAACTTTAACTTTAACTTTTATTTTTTTATTATTAATAGTTCGCATAATAAATTTATTTCTTTATCGCACGCATTTTTAACTACTTTTATAGCCTGGTGATGTCCATAACAAGGAACCATATTCATAAATAATATTACATCACCTATTCTAAGTCCACTTTTATAACATTTATCATTTTTAACTAAGTTTACTATTTTAACTCCGGGTCCAGATTTGTTAGTACCGATTGTTATACCCGGTCGTGATCCATCACTAAAATCTACATTTATTTTTTTAGTAACTTCTTTTACTAAAATAGAACATTCTGGGTTATTTATATTGTCAAATTCTTTATCAAGTCTAATTTCTAATACAGGGGTTTTACACGTTGGGCATACATCGTTATACTCTATCCATTTAATTAGACAGGTATAACAAAAATGATGCATACATCCTGCCACGCAACTATTTTCAATTATATTAAAACATATAGGACATTCCATAATTATATATATTAATATAAAGTGACTTTATATATTAATACATAAAATGTAAATGTATAAAATTAAAAAACTACTTGAAATACCTCAATATGAGCAAAGATCTGACATGTGGTTTAAACAGAGAGAGAATAAATTAACAAGTTCAGATGCAGGAACAGTATTGGGTATAAATCCATATCAAAAACCTCATGAAGTTTTATTCAAAAAATGCGGACACGATCCCAAACCATTTGTAGGAAATATAGCTACGCGACACGGGCAAAAATATGAAGATGAAGCAATAGATAAATACTGTCATCTAACTGGACAAATAAATTACAATTTTGGACTTATAGCACACGAAGATGTATACAACAATAATGACTTTTATTGGATGGCAGGCTCTCCAGACGGAATTTCTATCGAAAAAGGCAACGATAACGCAGAACCGGTACTTTTAGAAGTCAAATGTCCTTACAAGCGCAAGATTAAATTTGGTAAAATTCCAGATTATTATCTTCCGCAAGTTCAATTGAATCTTTTTATATGTGATCTTAAGGTTGCAGACTTTATAGAATATCTTCCGCCGAATACTATGAATATAGTAAGGGTATACCGGGATGAAAGGTGGTTAAATAAAAATATACCGGTATTAGAAAGTTTCTGGAAAGAAGTTGAATATTATCGTAACAATGATATTAAATTGCATCCTAAATTTCCAAAACAAAAAAGGACTTTAGATTTAACATCTGAAGATACTCATAGCAACGAAGAAGAACCTATTCTTATTGAGTATGCATTTAGAGAATAAAATTTAAGTTAATATTTTGCAAAAAAAGATATTACTTAAAAACATAATATATATAAAAATAAAATGGGTATCCGTGGATTAAATACCGTCATTAAAAAGTACGCCGAAGACGCTGTTCAAAATTTTGACATTTCAAAATATAAAAATAGCAAAGTAGCCATTGATTGTAGTATCTTGTTATATAAATTTAAATATGCATCTCGTGCAGAAAACTCTCATCTAATTGGTATTGCAAATAGAGTAAAATTTTATCTTATGAATGGGATACTTCCTATATTCATTTTTGACGGAGTCCCTCCAGATGCTAAGAAAGTAACTTTAGTTAAAAGACATGCTAATAAGGAAAAGTTGTATGTTCGTTTGGAAGAACTAAGAGCTTCTAACCCCGAAACAGAAGAAGAAGAAAAAACTACCAATGAAGAAATAGAAAAAATTTTGTCTCAATTAATTGTTATTAAAAAAGTGCACGTTGATGATAGTAAAGAACTTCTAGAAAAAGCCGGCATTCCTTACTGTACAGCTCCCGAAGATGCAGAAAAATATTGTGCCTTTCTTCAAAAGAATGGATTAGTAGATTACACTGTAACAGATGATACAGACGCAAGCACGTTTGGGTGTCATCTAATTCTTAAAACATCTATAAATAAAACTATAACTGAAATAAATACAAATTTGATTATGGAGCGTCTTGGAATGTCTTATGATTCATTTGTAGACTTTTGTATTCTATCAGGATGTGATTACACAGAACCTATTCCTCAAATTGGACCAATTACATCTTATAATCTTATTAAAAAACACGGAAATATTGAGGAAATTTTAAAAACTCTTCCAAAAGATTATCCAAATTTTAACTACAAAATAGCAAGAAAAATTTTTAAAGACTTTGATTATGAACTACCTGAACATTTTGCAAAGTCTCAAACCGATAAACAAACACTTTTAGATTTTTTAAATAAGCATAATTTTAAAGAAAATGTAATCTCTAAATTTATTAAAATTTTAAATTAAATTAATTTAAATTAAAATTATTTTTTTTTCTTTTGTTTATATTAAAATAAAATATGGATGCACTAGAACTTTTCTTTGGTAAGAAGCGCAGGGCGCGCAGAACCAAAAGATCTCCGGGTCGTCGGCCAAAGCGCGGACTTCGCAAACTTCCAAAATCGAAGGCGTATGTAACTGTTAAGGGTCGTAAGCGCAAGCTTTACCGTGGTCACAACGGCGGCCTTTACTATCGCACAAAGTCGGGTCGCGCCTACGTTTCGTCGGCGGTTCTCAAGAGGCGCCGGCACATGCTCAGCCCTAAGCGCCGCCGCGTTCGCCGTGCGAGAAAGAGTCTTCGCCGCCGTCGCCGCCGCCGCAAGCTTAAGATGACAAAGAAGGCTATTGCCGCGCGCCGTGCTTACCGTAAGCGCATGCGCCGCCGTGGTCGCTTCGGTGAGTACTAAATTATGATAAATAAATCTTAAAAATAATAAAAATTTATGTAATTGCACAATTTTTTATTATTTACATTTTACATTTACATTTTACATTTACATTTCCCTTTACATTTCCCTTTACATTTCCCCTTTTTATATTTTCTACCATACGAAGTTTGAATTCCTTGGGCTTGTAAAACAACGTTTTGAAGCATTTGCCCATATATGTTAGAAAAATTAGCTAATAAATTATATAAATTAATATATGCATCGCGCATTATTAAAACATCGTTTTTAAATAACACTTCAAAACCTTCTGGTACAAATCCGTTTACTATTACATCATAAACATTAGTATCTGCTAGTCCAGGATTTTTTAATGGTCTTAATTGGTTACCTATATTTATTAGTAACGTAGACCACTCTGGTGTTCTCTTAGCTGGATCTATAGCATATTCTGGTATAAAAGCACCAGAACGATCAAGATATTCTATTTCTCTTCTAAGATTATCTAATATATTTGGAATAAGACTTCTAGAAAAATCAAGTTGATTAGTTTGCATTTATTTTATTTAATAGAATGTAAACATATTATTTTAATAATCAATCAATTCTTCGATTTTAATATTTTCCTGCTTAATAAGCAGTATTTTCTCAATTGTTCTAATTGTACTTGGAATATTTTTAAATGTATTTACTTTAATTACATCTAACATTTTACGCGCAGTTCCGTCAGAAATATTAAGGTCTACAATACATTCGTTCTCGTAATTTTCTAAATTCTTAATTAATTCTATATATTTTTTCCATTCGGGGTCAGAATAATGAATTTTGGCGAATAATATATCTTTTTTAAACATACAACTATACAATAAAATGTCTTCATTTTCTTCCATTACTTTTAAACTGAATGTAATTAAATTACAAGGTTTCCATTTAAAACATGAATGATTAATTCCCGTTATTATAGGTAAATCATTTGGTATCATAAAAATTTCTTCGTTTTCAGAAATGTCTTTATAATCATTTAACTCTTGTGAATATTCTACAATATTTAACGGTATTTTACATTCTGATATATTATGTATAAATGTATCAGCATCTGAAAGTCTATCTAAAAAGGTATATTTATTTATTTTTTGACCACAAACTGAAAATGTATCATAAATACAAATAGAGTTGTCTGTATAAGAAATATCGAAGATAGAACCTTGATAGTATTCATCTGGACATAAAATGTCAATGGTATAAATCGTAAAATCTCTGAAAATTATAACGGCCGTGTTCTCCCCATTTTTATCTAAAAATAAAAATAAAATAGCCCTTTTAGTCTCTTGAATATTTTTATTGTAAAAAATATAATTAAAATTTTTGAGTTTGTATATATATTTTTTTTCTATATTAACAGATGTTTGAAGAGGAAAATACATATCTGATTTACCTGTCCAATTATTGTTAAGTAAAAATATAATTTGCTTCTTAAATTTTAGATCTATTATTTCTTCCAACATTATTTAATTACTAAAAAGATTCTTTAAATAAATTTAAAGACT